GGCAGACAAGGGTTGGTCGATCGATGAACCGATCCACAACCTTCGTGCAGGGGTTCGGTATCTAAAGCAGCTGGACAAGCTATCGGGGGGTGATCCCAAGCTGACGGCTGCCGGCTACTACGGTGGGCCGGGGGGGATGGAGAAGGCCAAGCGTGGTGTGGCTGTATCTGATCCCAAGAACCCGAAGGCTCCGACCACTCTGCAATATGCGGACCAGGTTGTGGCGAGGATGGAAGGCGCGAGTCCATCTTTGCAATCACAGGAGCCTGTGCCTACCCCAGTTCCGGTAGCTGATCGCTCTCCTGCTGCTCCTGCTCCCGTTTTCACTGCCTCAGGCTACACACCTCTCCCGCAGGAGCTTGTTGCTGCCCTGGCGCCTCGTAGGGCCGCTGCACCGGTGTCGAGCGATGCCGATGAGTGGGCCAAGTTCCTGAAGGCCATGCCTCAAGCCAGGCAGCCCATCAATGTGGCTGACTTGGACTATGCGAACCCGCAGTCTCAAGTGGTGACGCCTCCTGCGTACCGAGCTCCGCTGCCCATACAGAGCCTGGTACCGCACTTTGCTGCCTTCTCGGCATTCGGAAAGAAGGCGTGAGCTTCGATCCTGTTGCTGAAGCTCTAGCTCCCTGGAAGGTCGAGGACTACCTCAACCACACGGACTACTCGGTCCCGGTCGAGTACGCACCGAGTGAGTTCGCGCTCGAGTTCGTCACCTTCATCAAGCTGGTAAACGGTGAGCAGGGAGAGGAGCACAAAACCCCACTCGTGCACTACCGGATGCTGGACACCATCACCGAGGGTGGCAAGCGGGTCATCAATCTGTGTCATCGGGGTATCGCTAAGACCACCCTGATGGGTGAGTACCTGTTCCTGTACGTGGCGACGTACGGTGAGATCCCTGGCTTCGGTACGGTCGACCTGGCGCTGTACGTCTCCGACTCTATCGAGAACGGGGTCAAGAACATGCGGAAGAACCTGGAGTTCCGCTGGGAGAACTCCGACTTCCTCAAGGAATACGTGCCTGAGACCCACTTCACCGACATCCGGTGGGAGTTCAAGAACGCTGATGGCAAAGTGCTTGTGGTCAAGGGCTATGGTGCCAAGACCGGGGTTCGTGGTGCCAAGGAAATGGGGACTCGTCCTCAGCTGGCGGTGCTCGATGACCTGATCAGCGATGAGGACGCGCGTAGCGCGACCGTCATCGCGGCTGTGGAAGACACGGTCTACAAGGCAGTGACGTACGCCCTGCATCCGACCAAGAACATGATCATCTGGTCGGGGACGCCCTTCAACTCGAAGGACCCACTCTACAAGGCTGTGGAGTCGGGAGCCTGGAAGGTCAACGTCTTCCCGGTGTGTGAATCCTTCCCGTGCGAGGAAGCTGAGTTCCGTGGCTCCTGGCCCGATCGCTTCACCTATGCCTACGTCAAGGAGCAGTACGACACGGCAATAAAGCTGGGGAAGATCGACACCTTCAACCAGGAGCTGATGCTTCGAATCATGAGCGAGGAAGATCGTCTGATCCAGGATGGTGACATCGGTTGGTACAAGATCGATGCAGTCTTGAGGAACAAGAGCCGGTTCAACTTCTACATGACCACCGACTTCGCCACCAGTGAGCGTGAGAAGTCGGACTTCTCCGTGCTGAGCGTCTGGGCCTACAACAACGTAGGGGATTGGCTCTGGGTAGACGGTGTGGTGGCCAGGCAGCTGATGAACAAGAACATCGATGACCTGTTCCGCCTGGCTCAGAAGTGGAAAGTGCTCTCAGCAGGGGTCGAGATAAACGGCCAGCAGAAGGGCTTCATCGCCTGGATTCAAGAGAAGATGATGGAACGCAACATCTACTTCCCGCTGGCCTCAGAACGGGGCAGCAAGGACCTTGGTTTGCGTCGACCGAGCAACGTCAGCAAGCTGTCGGACTTCCAGACGATGGCTGTGCCTCTGTTCAAGGCCCGGAAGATCTTCTTCCCTGTCGAATACAAGTCCGATCCGCGCATCGTGGAGTTCATCAATGAACTGAGCTTGGCTTCGGTAGGTGGTTTCAAAAGCAAGCACGACGATTGCATCGATACGACGACTCAACTTGGCAAGCTACAGCCCTGGAAGCCATCGGAAGAGGCTGAGCTACGTCAATCCAACGACGAAAGCGGCATGTGGGAGCTCGAGGCAGATGATGTTCCTGCTGGTCGCATGGCTTCGTACATCGTTTAAGGAACCAACATGACACTACAAGAAATCTTCGAACAGCTGAGCATGGGGGAATTCTCCCAACTCAGCATTGGTAGGGCCGATCAGGGGGTTATCGACGAGAGTAATTGGTCGAATGTCCTTGGTCACGTCAACTTAGGCTTGACCAGGCTATACACGCGCTTCAATCTGAAGGAACGACGGCTGCAATTCCCCTTGCAAGCTGGCTCGGACACCTACCAGTTGAACGTGCACGACATCCTGAAGGTCGAGAAGGTGCTCACGGATGACGATGTCGAGCTTCCGCTCAACGATGCGTCGAACCCATACAGCTGCATGATGAAGAGCATGCACACCTTGGTGGTTCCTGCTGCTATTTCGGACCAGGTATCGGGTCTACCAGACGACCTAAAGACTACAAATCTAATGGTGGTCTATCGTGCAAACCACCCGAAGCTGGTTATAGGCAATCTGGTCAATGGCCCTGAGGCTGTCACCATAGAGTTGCCTGAAAGTCACTTGGAAGCACTGCTGTACTTCGTCGCAAGTCGGGTGAACAACCCTATTGGTATGACGAATGAGTTCCATGCGGGCAACAGTTACGCTACGAAGTTCGAATTGGCCTGCCAAGAGCTCGAAGGAGCAGGGCTTCAGGTCGATACGACAGCTACAAACACCAAGCTGAGTCAAAAAGGCTTCGTGTAGAAGTAGAAAGGCCCCTAGATGGGGCCTTTTTCATACCCAAGCGGCACCGTTCCATCGCTTGAGAGGCTTGGTAACCCACGCTGAGCCATTCCACACCTTCACTGGTTTCGGAACCCAGATAGTCCCACTATAAGCCTTAACGTGCCCAGTTGGGTCTCCTGCTTCCTCAGGGGAAAATGAGCGGGTTATGATTGCTTTTTGACAATCATCAGTCGTGCTGAATTGCGAGTTGTATAGGCCCGCCCCCCCCCCCACTACTCTATCAATAATGGCATTACCGCCACCACTGATTTGGACCACCGCAGGTGCCACAGACCCATACGTTGATGTCGGCCCAGTATATGTGAAAGCCGCTGACACTAGTAATGCTCCGTCTGCCGCAGTAGTTATTGAAGCACTTGAGTGCGTGGTACCACCATCTGATAAATTAAAACCATACCCACCATCATATGCACCAATTCCGTCATATTGGGCGATGATTGCCCGACCATGTGAAACTGCCACTGAAAAGTGAACTTCGATAACGTTTGAAGCGTGTTCAATGGTATCGAAAGCGGCCCACATCTCATTACGTCCAGCGTCGCTGACTGGATCAGTATTTACTGGACCTAAACGTACATACGTGTTGCCTGCGGTGTCAGTAATACTCGCAACATCCCCGCGAGTTCCAATGACATCGTAGCTACGAACAATGACAATGTTTGTTTTGTGCGCGCTAAGGGCTTGACTCGAAGAAAACCAAGAAGTAGCCCCGCCACCTCCTGTGGTGGAAGAGGGCAATACTCCGTTGATAACGCTGTAAGCCATACTCTAATTTGTGTCGACCCAGAGGTCATTGGTAGCAGGAGAACCAGGTGCACTGGTTCCTACAGTGATCTTTGGCTTGGTTTCCCATGTGGTATCGAAGTTGGTGCCCGAAGCCTTCACGAGAACCTGGCCAGTAGTGCCACCGGTAGGAACACCAGGACCAGTCGCACCGGTGGCTCCTGTGTCCCCGTCAGCACCGTTAGCACCAGGAATTCCCTGAATGCCTTGAATACCCTGGATTCCTTGAATCCCTTGAATCCCTTGGGTACCTTGTGGCCCAGTCAGGTTGTCACGCAGCGTCCAGGCTGATGCGCCAGTCTTCTCATACACATCGCCGTTGGTTGTGTTGAGGTACCAGTCCCCGATCAGGTAGGACCCGTTCGAGGGTGCGCCAGTACCGCTGTACCACTTTGAGCCAGCAGCCCCTGCTACACCGGTGTTGCCTTGGATTCCCTGAATACCTTGAATCCCTTGGCTTCCCGTATCACCGGTGTCGCCCTTCAGACCTTGGATCCCTTGTGGTCCCTGCGGACCCGTGTCACCCGTATCCCCTTTCGGCCCGGTAGGACCAGCTGGGCCTTGAATACCCTGGATACCTTGAATGCCTTGTGGACCCGGAGGACCTTCAGGTCCTTGTGGCCCTACAGAACCTTCACCACCCTCCCCATCACCGGGAGGTCCCTGCGGGCCTTCAGGCCCAGCAGGTCCGACCGGACCTTGAGGACCAGGTGGTCCTTGTAGATCGGTGACTTGGATGGGCTGAGACACAGCCGTACGTCCAGCCGCTTGAATGACCGAATCTGGACCCGGTGGTCCTTCTTCAACGATAGTGACTGTGCTCATAGATATTCCTTGCGAATATGTCTAGATACCCGAGGAACCGAATCCTCCAATACCCCTGGCAGTATTATCGACGGACTCGACTAATTCCATAGATACCTGTGCAACTGGTATCACTAGAAACTGCAGAAGACGATCTCCAGCGGACCAGTGATGCTTGCGGCCGTCCTTGGTTCTCAGTACAGCCTTCCATTCCCCTCGATAATCTGAATCGATTACTCCGCAGGTATTATTGAGCTCGAGGCCATACTTAGCTCCGGTACTCGACCTGGGTAGTATCAGCGCCACATGGCCAGCGGGTATCTCAGTGGCAAATCCTAGACCGTATACTCGCATGAATCCGGTAGCGAAACCGTCTTCAGGCATATAGATGTCGAAGGCTCCAGCTCGGTCTGAACCCTTTGTTGGCATAATGAAGCCAGTATGTAGGGACTGAATACGCATTTTCTCTCTTTCTACGGGTAGAGTAATGATTCTAGCCACCGGGATGGTAAGCCAGTATGAATGAACAAGTAGACCTCTCTGAACTGGGGACAAAACCACTTCAGGATTGGAAGAACGCTCCGACTACCCTACAACTAAAGCAGGTTCTGACGGACGCGAAACCCTCGCACGATGCTCAACAAGCCAGGATCAAAGTATGGCTTGACAACCTGAACGTCGAAGGTACGGCGAAGATCAAGACCACCGAGGGAAACTCGGCGATTCAGCCGAAGCTGATTCGCAAACAAGCGGAGTGGCGGTATCCGGCTCTGAGTGAGCCGTTCCTCAGTACGCAGCACCTGTTCAAGGTGAAGCCGAGGACCTGGGAAGACCGTGAGCGAGCTCAGCAGAACGAGCTGGTACTGAACCAGCAAGTCAACAAGCTCGACAAGGTGCGGTTCGTTGACGAGTATGTCCGTGCTGCCGTCGATGAGGGCACGGTGGTTGTCGAGGTTGGCTGGGAGTTCGAAGAGGAGGCGTACCAGGCAGAGGTGCCTGATGTGCAGTTCCATGTCGACCATTCATTGGCACCGCTCCACGAGGAGCTGACCAGGCTGAAGGCCGAGTCACCCAGCCAGTACGAGCTGGATGTGCCTGATGAGCTGAAAGAAGCTCATGAGATGACCCTGGAGCAGGGTGTGCCCATCAAGCCAGTGATCGTTGGCAAGAAGACGGTCACGAAGATGCGTACGTTGGTGAATCGCCCGACCGCTGAAGTCTGCGAATCGAACAACGTCATCTTCGATCCTTCCTGCAAGGGGGACATCGACAAGGCTGGTTTCGCCATCAAGTCCTTCGAGTCCTGCCTGGCAGTGCTGCAGAAGGACAAGCGCTACAAGAACCTCGACAAGATCAACATCGAAGGTACTTCGGTCCTGGCTGAGCCAGACCACACACCAGACGGTGGCAACCACAACTTCAACTTCAGCGACAAGGCTCGCAAGAAGTTCGTGGTGTACGTGTATTACGGCACCTGGGACATCGAGGGTGACGGCAAGCTGGTTTCGATCCTGGTTGCCTGGGTGGGCAACACGATCATCCGCATGGAAGAGACACCCTTCCCGGATAAGAAGCTCCCCTTCGTGGTGGAGCACTACCTACCGGTGCGTCGTTCGATCTACGGTGAGCCTGATGGTGAGCTGTTGGCAGACAACCAGAAGGTTGTAGGTGCTGTAACCCGAGGAATGATCGATCTGCTGGGTAAGTCGGCCAATGGTCAGACTGGCTTCCAGAAGGGGATGCTGGACATCACCAACCGTCGCAAGTTCGACAAGGGTCAGGACTACGAGTTCAACCCCAACGTCGATCCCCGGCTGGGGATCCACATGCATCAGTACCCGGAGATCCCGAATTCCGCTGGTTTGATGATCCAGCTACAGACCTTCGAAGCCGAGTCCATGACCGGTGTGAAGTCCTTCTCCGGAAATGGTATGTCCGGAGACTCCCTGGGTGATGTAGCTGCAGGGATTCGAGGTGTGCTGGACGCTGCCTCGAAGCGTGAGCTGGCCATCCTGCGTCGGCTGTCGAATGGTATGGTCAAGATCGGCCGCAAGTTCATCAG